GTCTGTGTCATACAGAGTGTCCCAGTCAGGCTCCTGTTCCGCTGCCTGTTGGATGCGCTCTGCCATTGCCGGCAGTAGTTGCGCATATTCAGCACGCTCACGCTCAATCTCCTGATACTGCGCTTCCATAGCCTTTCGGTTTTCGGCGAGCTCCTGAGTTTTGCGTGTGTAGTCCTTCTGCCGGAGGTGTCCGCTGCGCAGCTCCTCAATGGTTATCTCTTCGCCATCGACCTCAATGGTCGTGGACAAATCAAGAGATCCATATTGGTCGCCGTCATCGTCGCCTTCGTCGTCCAGATCGCTTTCAGACCCCTCAACGGCAGAGTTATCAGCTTGCGCCTCATACCCGTCCTCTTGGCCCTCCGGCATTTCGGCTTCGCCCACTTGCGCGGCTTCTGCCTCAAGCGCATCGTCCGTCGTCACGTTATCCTCTTGGGGCGTGAGCATACTTCTGATTGCATTCTGAGCGCTGTACAGGTCAGTCCCTTGCGGGGTGCTGTTGTCTGACATCTCTTTCTTCCTCCATTATGCTACTTTTTCATCTTCATTTCAATAGTAGCGTTATCAACCATGCTGCGCAGCGACTGGCGAACCATGTCAATTCCGCGCAACTTCATGTAAACAGCCTCTCGGCCGTCGGTGTCACTGGGGCCAGTTGCCTTAAACTGTGTCCAGCAATCCGCCTCGACTTCCTCAAGAAACCGAAGCAAATCTGTGTCAGCGAGCAGGCGCTCCGCCTGCTTGCCGTCCGTGATGATCTGCTGCTTAGTCTTCACGCGTCGCCTCCGTGATTATGTCAGCCTGAGCCTTCATCACTTCGCGGTTGATCGCCATGTCGGCCCGGATCTGGGCGACGTCAAGCTGCGTGCCGTACTTCGCCTTCAGCTCCTCCGCCTTGACGCGGATGTCGGCCTCGAGCTCGTCGCGCTTGCGGTCGTCTTCCATCATCATGTGCTCGCGCTTCAGCTGAAGGTCTGCCGCCTTCTTCTGCATGTCAGCCTGTATCTGTTGGATCTGAACCTGTATCAGCTGCTCGTTAATGTCTGGCTTGTTGTCTGGCGGTGGCGGCTGGAATTTCGCAGGATCGCTCCAGAACTGCGACGTGTCCTTGAAGCCAGCCAGCGACGTCATCTCCTTGAGCGTGTTGCTCAGCTTGGCGATGTCGGTCAGCGGGTTATTCGGACCCATCGTCGACATGGCTTCCTTCTGCATTTCGCCGATCTGGCGCAGCATCATCATCCGCTCAGTGTCAGTTCCGCGGCCGAGGGCTACGTTGACAGATACGTCCATGTTGGCGTCCCAGACCCTCGGGTCGATTTCGATGAAGTCGTTGTTCAGGCGGATCATCCGCGCCTTATCTTGATGCGTCGTGATGTTGTGCAGGACAAGCTCGTACAGGCGCTTAATGCCGGTTTCAGCGAATACTCTAGCAATCATTTCGATGTGCTGCTGTGCGGCGCTCACAGTGGCTGCCACGGCCGTTGCAGTGCTAGACTGTAGGGCGCCGGCGTCTAAACCCATAGACGCCTTGGAAATGCCTGTGCGTGCCTCCTTGACCTCGTCCATGTAGTTCAGGACCGGGAATGCCTGCTGACCTACAAACGGCACGGTGAGCTGTTGGATCGAGCCCGGAGCGCGCTGGCGGACGATTGATCCGACCTCTACATTCATAGCATCGTCCATGTTCACCATGCCTTCGACAACAGCAATTCTCGGGTGAATACTGAGGCTTAGGCTGTCCAAGGAGTTGCGCATGACGACTGACTTGATGCGCTGGATGTCGGCCACAGCGTCAAAAATGCTGAGACCGAAAAAGTCGTGCGGCTCGGGGTCTGGGCAGAGTGTTGCGAATGGCGCCATGTCGCACGGCTCGTTGTTGAGAATGACGTTGCCATCTCCGCCGGTGCAGATCTTGCGCAGCTCGGCGATGCCGTCTCCGTCGTAGTCAACTCGGATGTAGTTTTCGACATATAGCACCTTACGCATAGCCGGATCTTGGCGCGCATTCATGTCGTTTGACAATGCCGGGTTGCGCGTGTTGCGCTCGACGTTGGTGTCCATGTCGTCGTGGGTCGATGACAGGTTGTAGACCTCGTCGTAGTCGTAGCCCATAGATACAAGCTCAGAGACAGTCACGATGCGGCGGTGCGCAACGTAGTCGGCTTCCTCAACGGATTTAGCCTCGCGGGAGATCAGGAACTCCTCCGGCGGCAGAGCCTCCACCTTCACGCGTCCGTCTGGCCGGGTGTAGGTGACGCGCAGGTCGTGTGACATGGGCGGCATGATGATCTGGCCAGTAGTAGGGTCGATCTGCGGCTCGCCCACCGGCGTGCTCACGGTAATGTCAACCTCGGCGGCTGGGTCAGCCATGAGCGCAGCCAGAGCGGTGTCATCGACGCCGGTGTATTCGATTGTGTCAAACTCGGTCTTGTCTTCCCAGTAGCACTTGAGAATTCCGACCTTGCGCACCAGCGCGTCCATGAATGCGCTGTGCATCTCCATGAAGCCGCGGTTGTCGCGGTTGATGATGAAGTTGGCGTACTCGGTGGCCTGCTTTGCCGCCGGCACGTCCTCCGCGTTTTGCGGGACGTATTCGACGGTGCGGTCTGATCCGTTAAAAATCCGCATGAGAGACGGCATGATCGCCTGTACGGTATCCCGTACGTCCATGCTGACCACTTGGCTGCGGCCCTCTTCTTCGTCGCCAAACGGCTCGCCCCGGTAGTATTGCGTCGCCGTGGCGCGGATCGGGGAGACCCAGTTGTCGATGAAGTCTATGGCGTCGTCGATCTCGTTGCCGACGATGCCTTGCAGCTCCTGGTCGTCCATGACGTCCGGGTTCAGTTCAGCCTCGAGCTCGGAGGCCATTTCGTTTATCTCATAGTCCATTTTGTGGCCCTTCTTGCAACACGGTTGCGGTTGTGTTAACATTGTGCTTTATATTATGCACTAAATGGGAGAGTATGCATATGGAAAGCGAATTAGAAGCCATACGGCGCAGCGTAGAGGCAGTGGCGATGATGCTCTGGGAAAGCCAAGAAGATTTGCCAGAGGAGGTCGTCGAGATGATAGACGAGGTGGTGAAGGAAGTTAAAGACATCATCACTTAGCCATATATGACTTCAAGAGGCTCATTACATAATCGTCGGCTCCGGCCTTGCCTTTAGAGTTTAATATTTCTCTGTAAAGACTAGCTTCTTCCACCCACTGATCGTCGACAAGCTGATTGATGTTTGGGTTGCCCATGTAAGACTTTACATCCTTTGGTTTTGCGAGCAGGTCGAGCTTGCCAGTTTTCCGGGCAAGATCGGCCGCTTTTGGCAAAGCGCTGTCCCTCGCGCCAATAAGCCACGGCAGGTCAAAACCAAGGGTCGAACTCTGTGTACCCGGCTCCATAGCCACTTCCGCGTTGTAGGATGGGTGTAACTCTGTTCTTTCTGACGATGCACCACGCTTTGGTGTGCTAAAACGATACCCTATACTCGCCGTATCTGAGAGCATCAGGTCGGGCTCGGTAATAGCAAAGCGCGCTGGGCCAACTTCTGGCAAGCCAAGTTTCTGCATTTTACTGCTATCGAAGAATTTAATCAAAGACGCTCTAACGCCGCCTTTTTGGCTAGAAAGCCACTCGGGAAACGCTGGAGACCCGAAGCTCGGGCGATCTTTAAGAGATGGAAATTTTTTCGCAATTTCCTCGTCAATAGACCTTACGTTTCTTTTCCACGGCGCGCGATTTGATGAAGTTTGGATCATGCCGCCGTAAACGTCAGACATATGTTTTGAAAAATCTCCAGACCTTTCGCCCATTGGCATATATGCCGCTAAGTAATCCTCGTCTCTTGCAGCAGCCCTCTTCCACGCATTAGACTTTGCCTTCATTGGGTTAAACTCAGAGGCCCAAGCCCCTCTATTGATTTGATCCATATAACGCGGGCCGCCATACGTTGCTTGTCCACCATTACGCAAAAGGTAGTCGTTGATTTCTTGCACAAGGTCTTGATTGGTTGTGCGGTCGCCAGTGGCGAAATACAGCCTTTTATTTTTAAAATCAAATGGGTCTAGTATAACTGCATCCAGCAGGTTTCCTTGCCTTTCCCCAGCAGCAGTCCAAAGAGCAGGAGGTGTGGCAGATTTTATACCCGAAAATGGAGTGTAAAGTGCTGGATCCTTCCCTCTGCCACCCACTCTAGCCTCCGGGAAAAAGTCAGACCCCTTAACCTCAAATATATCACCAGCCTTCGCAGCGCTCAGGCTTTCACCCTCGCCTCCACGTTGAAACGCCTCGATGAGGCCGCGCGGATCTCCCTGCGCAATTGACCGTCCGGCGTATGTCGCGTCCGCCGCGAGGCCGCTGTAGTCTACATCACCAGCAGCTTTTGCGCCTACTTTCAACGCCTTAGTGCCGGGGATCGCCATCGCAGCGGTTGACGCAAGGTCAGCGTACCGCGCGTCGTTGGCCATCTTGAGCTGCTCGGGCGTCGCTGT